TGAGCTTGACGCTAATGGTGCTGCGACCGGGCGCCACGGAATCGACGGAGGGTGGGCCGTCATAGCGCCAGCGCAGTCCGCTGGCCGTTTCTCCCAGGTAGCTGGCGAGGTTGCTGCCCGCGCCCGCCAAGCCATCGTTGGCGGTGAACGTCACCCAGTTGTCACCGACGTTCTGCTGCTCGTAGTTCTGCAGGATCTCGGCGGTGCGATCGTCGCTCACGTTCGCGAACTCCAGGCTCAGCTCTGACTTGCTGCGCCGGTTGCCGTAGCGCAGGATTGAGACGGCACCGTTCAGCGCCTCGAACTCGTTCTTCGGATAGCTGCCGGGGCTGTACTTGCGGCCGGTTGGCTTGATATTCGGGAAGGCGATTGCCGGCATCTAGGCACCCTCCTCGACGAAATGGCTGTCATCCCAGTCTACGACTGCCAACGAGCCCGCATCTGTCAGTGGCTGGTGGGAGCCAGAGATGGTGACGAAGCCCTCCTCGCCCATGGCCAAGGTTTCCACCTTGTAGAGCCTGCTGCTGGTAGTGGTATTCGCCAGGGTGAACACCGTGCCCCAAAACGCCGCATCAGTGCAGGAGCCATTGGCCACTGCGATGGTGCCTTCCTTCACGCCCTCGGTGCCAGGCACCCAGTAGATGATCCGCTGATCGCCATCGGGCAGGGGTTCAGCGGAATTGATCTTGCCGTCGAGGCCGATGGTGCCATTGCTGAACCGGCTGGTGTGCGTCACCTCTGAGACGAAGCGGAAGTAGGCACCAGGCTCCAGGCCCATGGCCGCCTGCGGTGTGGTTTCAAAGGTGAGACCGTGGTTCACCTTCTGCCGCAACTTCAACGCAGTGCGAGCGAAGGTGCGGGCCTGGGCAATGCTGGTGCAGAACAGGCTGAGATCAAAGTCCTCCTCGGGGTCGCGATCGCTGCCGCCCTGGCCATCACTCAGACGGATCGACAAGGCACGGGTGCGCGAAAAGCCGTTCTCTGTCTCCTGCCGCCACTTCACCACCGCTTTGAACAACTGCCGCTCCTCGGGGCTCAGCCACGCCACCTTTAGGTCGCGAATGTTGCCATCGGTGAACAGGGCGCTGATCTTCGGCTTGGCAGCGCGATCTAGCTTGTAGCTGCTGTCCTGGGGGAAGCTGGGCACCAGGCTGAACTGCCCACCCAGGATGGTGAAGTCCAACAGGCAGTAGCCGGCCTGCTCATAGATCCACTGGCGCAGGTTGAGTGGTTCGCTGATCACGCCATCCCAGGTGAACTGGTTGGCATGGCACCAGCGAGCTGCCTGCTGCATCCGTTCGCGGCTCACAGCCTGGCGGCCCACCGAAGCACCGGCGCCAATGCGCTTGTCCACCAGCAGGGTGTAGGCGATCTCAGCGAGGTTGTTGCTGGCGGCCACCAGCTGCCCTTCGGCCACGGGGTTGCCGCTGTCGTCGATCAGGCGTTCGATCTCCACGCCCTGTTTGATGTAGGCGCTGAGCTGCTGGAAGCTGGCCCATTCCTTGGTGGAGTTCAGCCGGAGGCCGACGTAGCTGAGCCCGTCGTACTGAACAGCGTTCTGCCTGACCTGCTCATTTACATACACCACTTCATGCTCTGGGCCGTCAAAGTGACTGCTGTTCTCTGCGTCGTAGATCTTGTAATCAGCGATCACATCAAACGGGTTTAGATTCTCGGAAGGAACAAACACCCGCTCCTCGACTCGCTGGTAGGCCCACTTATCGATTGCGTAGGTCGCCACACTGCCACCCCAGGGCACGGGGGCGTTACCCATATACCTTCCACGCTCGTATCTGTATTGGGTGACAGGGCCAAACCAGCCGCCGGGATACACAGAAAAGACTTCTCCCAGGTTCACTGGCTTGCCATCCACATAATTGAAAACGAGACCGGCATAGTCGTAGCTATAGGTCATATACGCTCGGTAACCGAATCCGAAGGCGCTCCAGCCTGCGTAGTACAGCTCCCCAACCTTCCGCCAGCGCCACACTGTTCGTGTCGTCCAGGTGCCGGCTTCACCCTTGCGATACCAGTCAGGGTTGGACAGCGGGACGCTGCCGAGGTTCACCCGACGCCCTGAGAACGACACTGACAGGCCATCCTGCCAATACTGACTGGCGCTCCCTGGGCACAGCTCAAAGACATCCCGGCCCTGCCAGCCTGCGTAAACCCACGCCCCTGGGTAGGGCTTCAGGCGGAACTCATACTGCCCCCGTGGATGCTCGATGCGAATGAAGTTGTACTGAGCGGTGGGTGTTCTCCCGTCTACATAGAAAAGGATCCCGCCACTCAGGTCACGCCATTCGCCGGTCTCGCCAAGCTTCCGCCATTCCAGGCGGAAGAAACTCATTCGCCGGTTGTAGCGGCTCAGGCTGCCAAGTGTGATGCTGCCGTTGTCGTTCTGGTAGGCGTTAATCGTATTGTCGTCTGGTTCGCTATTAACATTCGGGAAGCCATTGATTTGCCTCCAGACAGTTGACTTGATGCCGAGTTCAGTCAGGTCGCAATCGCGGGAGTTGGCAATCGTGGCCAGCGCAACCCTTTGCACCACGAAGCCGTAAGGCTGATTGTCAGGCGACCAGGCATTCGCCACCACCACCGGACCAGTCTCAAGGCAGCGGAACGTGAAGTGCTTGCGCCGGCCAATCAACCACGGCTCGGTGAACTCCTGTGATTCCAGGACGGCCAGGGCGCCACCGACCATATACGAATCGCCCACCTGCAGCTGCTCATCTGCAGCGGCCCGCTCATCCTCGGTGGAGGCGTTCACATCATCGAGGCCCCATGGCGCAAACCTGCCGGGATCCTCCTGGCTCTCGGCAATGACGTAACGACACTTCTGACCCGGTTGCAACCACCCCCCACCCGAGTCGCTTTGGTACACCGCAGCGAAGGTGGGGAAGTTGGTACGGATCTTGGCTCGCTTGTCGTTATCCGCGTTCCTCTGCCGCTGCTCAGCGTCCTTCCCCGTCAGCACCAACTCATAGGGCACCCGGAAGATGCTGGCGTTCGGCATGGGCCGGTACAGCCCAAACTGCGTTTGCGTGGATGGGGTGCGTGTCGCGCTGAACCACGGCTGCCAGCCACCACTGGCATTGGCGAACACCGCCAGGATGTCATTGGGTGAGGGGTCAGCTTCGATCGCCCCCGAGGAGTAGCGGTCGGACTCCGCCAGGCGCCCACCATCGGGCCGGTAGTAGAGGCCGATCTTCGACTCGGTGTAGTTCTTCAGGGTCTGGTCGCCGATGGCATAGCCAACGAAGTCAGGCCGCTGGGCGAGCCGGCCCAGGGACAGCAGCATGGCCGCCTTGAGTTGCTGACCAGTGCCGCGGCTGAGCAGTTGCGACCACAGGAGCATGGCGTTGACCCGTACACCGCCCAGGTCGCCAACCCGCTTGGCGAACACCACCGGGATGGTCTCTCCCAGGACGGCTACATCCTGAACACCGCTGAATCCCTCGCTCTGCAGGTAGCGCTTGGCACTGGTCTGGTCTGCAGTGCGGAGCTGTGGCGGAGTCTTCTGCTTCTCGCTGGACGGCTTGGGCGCCAGCAATGCGCCGATGGCTGACACTGCAATGCCAACCGCCAGGCTGATCACAATCGGGATCAGGAAACCAGCCTGTGCGTCGGGCACCCCGGCCAGGTCGTACTCCTCTGCTCGCTTGCCGTTGTAGGCATCACTGAGCTGCTGGAAGTAGAAATACTCCTCAGCGGTAATGCCGAGGGCCTCGCAAAGTTCTACCTCGAACGGCAGTAAACAGCGATGACTACCAGCCCCTCTCTGGGGGACCAGCGCACCGTCGCATCCGTCCCGTAGTTCAGCCATCCCTGCGACCACCAAACTGCAAGGCCCAGACCATTGGCGGGTGCCTCACACAACCCCACAGAACCCACTCTAGGCGTCTCTACCTTGCGGCCCCATAGCTCCAATTGCTCGGGGAACACGTTCCAATCACCCTTGGCCAATCGCGCATACCAGCTTCGTTTGCCAACAGGGAACCAGATGCCCTCGTGGGCCAGAACAGTTCGCGCAAGCCCAATGCAATCTGTGGCTCGGTGCAGGACTGGATCGGCGCCGTAGCGAAACGGCATCCCAATCAACTGGTGGGGCTCCATCACAGATTCTGTATCTGCCCAGAGCTGGGAAGGCTGCCCACCAGTTTGCTGGTTAGACCCCTGGTAGGGGCGGACGCACCCACCGCATCAATGCCGCTACTCAGCAACACATCCACCTGCACCGGGTCGTAGGACTGGGCTGCTGCGACCCAATACTCCCGGCTCAGCACCCGTCCCACTTCCCAAGTCTCAGGGTTCATGGAGCAGCTGATCACCTCGACGTTCCACTTGCGCTCGACGGCCTGCGTGGTGATGTTCATGGCCAGCTTGTTGCTGGCCAACACCAGGCTGGCCTCCAGGTTGTCGCCGGTGCGGTTTTTCGTGGCGCCGGCATAGAGGAACGACAGGAAGGGGAAGTCCTGATCTTCCAGGCGAATGACCTGGCCGACCTTGCCGTTCTGATAGCGACCCTGGTTTACGCCATTGGCGTCGGTGATCCTGAGAAAGACGGTGAGTGCTACGACAGCCATCAGATCCGCTGTAGAATTGCGTTGTTAGCGGCAGTTCCCGTGAGCAGGGCGGGTGTAGATCGAACCGGCCAGCGATTCGGCTCAATCGTAGTCACAGGCAGGGCTGAAAGACCCGAAGGGCTTCGCAGCCAAAAAGGCTGGTGGTGGAGCTATCTGTGTGATTGCGGCAGAACTGGTCAAGCCAGAGGTGCTGACGTTGTACTGAAAACATCCTGCCCGACCTGTGCAAAGGTCCGTTCGCGCAGAACCACCCACGGGATGAGAGGGACCCCCATCTACAACGCCTGGTGCAACATGCTGGGCCGATGCACCAACCCAAACCACAAGAGCTTTCACTACTACGGGGGGAGGGGGATTGGCGTCGCCCCTGCCTGGAAATCGTTTGAGCGGTTCTGCGCCGATGTTCCGCCGATGCCCGAAGGGCGATACCAGCTCGATAGGATCGACAACGAGAAAGGGTACGAGCCTGGAAATGTCCGCTGGGTCACACCTCGCCAGAACTCCCGAAACCGCAGAAGCAATACCCTGATCGCCTGGCAAGGCAAGGCCCAGTGCATTGCCGACTGGGCCGACGAAACAGGTATCCCCTACACCGCGCTCAAGCAGCGCTTTCGCAATGGGTGGAGTGTCGATGAAGCTCTGACGACACCTTGGGTGCCATTAAGCCAGCGCAAAGGATTCCGCAGACCATCAGCGGGCTAAGCCAACCCTGGCCCGCTGTGACCTCGAATTGCGCAGGTCACCGAACACCCGGCGGTGGCCGGCTGCAGCACCCTGCTCAGCGGCCTGGCGCATCCCGGCCTGGAAGGTCGCCTCGTCCACGTAGCGGACGGAGTTGACCTCAGTGACCCGGTAGCTCACGTCGATCGTGCTGACGCCGCCAGTCTCACCGCCACCACCGGATTCGCCGCTGCCGGGGATCACAGCGCTGCCACGGCTGCCGGCGCTGTAACGCTGCATTGCCGCGCTCATCTTCGACTCAGGGATCACATACTCGTTCTCGCCGCCTTCGCCGATCACGGCGTTGGTGGTGCCGGTGACGAAGCCGCCCTCGGCGAACTTGATGCCCTCATAGGCCCCAGCCAGGCCGCCGCTGCCACCAAGACCGCCCAGATCGAGGCTGCTGCTGCCAACGCCAAAGCTGCCCCCGCTGAAATCGCCGAACCCGCCGCCGGTGATGCTGGCGTTGCCGCTGAACAGTCCGCCGCTGCCGCCAGTCAGGATCCCCAGCGCCTTCATGATCAGCGCCTTGGCGATCATCTGCGTCGCCATCTGGATGAACGACTCGCCGATGTTCTTGAACATCTGGCTGAACGCCTGCTCCACTGTCATGGTGCCGCTGATCACGCCGCTTATGGCATTGCTCATGGCACTGCCCAGCTCGCTCTCAACCGTGCCCGCCAGGCTCACGATCATGCCCTGCGTGTCGCCAAGCTCCTGGCGCATCTGCGCCACCTTGTCGGCGATCTTCCTGCTGTTGGTGATCTGCTGCGTCAGCCTGGCCTCTTCGTTCAGGCCCTCGAGCAGCTCGGGCTGTTGGGCGATCTGCTCGTTGATCTGGTCGAGCAGCTTCTGGCGTTCAACCCTGGTCTCCTCGGTGATGCCCTTTTCGTCCAGTGCGTTCTGCGCTTGCACTTTTTGAATCTCGAGCCCTTTGGCCGAGTTCTCGATCAGCTTTTCGTTCGCGGCCTGCTGCGCCGCCAGCTCAGGCGTGACACCAGAGCGCATCAGCTCCAGGGTCCTCAGGTCGATCTGGTTTTTCTCCTTCGCTGATTTCAGCTGAGAGTCCTGCTCTAGAACGATTCCGTTGGCAGCGTCCCTGATCCGGCTTGTCAGCTCCAGCTCCTGCTGCTTCTTCAGGGCCAGCTCTGTAGAAGCCTCGATCTCCTTCAGCCGATCGGTCTCCTTCTCCAGCGCGGGGCTGGTGGTGGGGATGCTCCCAGTTGGCACGATGTTGTTGGCCGCCACCGCGGCGGGCGCACTGGTACCGCTCGCCACTGCGGCCGGGGCAGCGGGTCCCGCGGCCGCTGCTGCTGTAGCCGGCTTCTGAGCGCTCGGGTCGGGAACGTAGTCGTTGCCGTCCCACACCACCGGCAGGCCCCTCTCGATCGCCTTCTGGCCGATAGGCCGCCCCGGTACGCGGTTTGGCCCCTGCTGTGGACCCACGGCGCTCCCGATCCTCAGCCCCATCGCATTCAGTGGAGAGGATGCAGCAGGGTTGTTGAAGATCCCCCCCGCGCCGGTCAGGCTGCTCGCTGCGGCGGGGTTGTAGAAGATCCCGCCGGGGCCTGTTGGGTTCGCGGCCTGTTGGGCTCTGCCTGCAAAGTTCTTCTCCGCTGCTTGAATCGCCCGCGCCGCAGCTGGCCGCCAGCGCCGTTGTGCATTGGCGCCACTGCCGGGAGTCGTGCCATTCAGGTCGGCACTCTTCGCCCATGGGTTGCCGCCTAGAACCGTGGCGTAAGCCTGCTCAGGGGTCATCCCCGGCTTGAAACCACGGTTCTTCCAATACTTATCGAGCAGCCGCATCTGATCGACGGCGCCCATCTTCCGGATCGAGTTGTGATCGACCCCCAGTTCGCGAGCTGTGCCGCGCATGATCTGGAATAGGCCGTGGCCACGATCGCCACCGCCAACATCTGGCCCCCGCGCCGCCGTGTTGCCGCTGCTCTCGAACATCACCAGGGAAGCAGTCGTCCCCTGGGGCAGCTTGTATTTTTTGTCCAGCTCGCTGGTGGCCCGCAGCAGTTCTGGGCTCCACTGCGAAAAGTCCCCGCCGCTCTGCGTTCCGCCGGCACCACCAGACAGGCTCCCTGTTGCCACCGCCTCGTTCGCCGTGTTGATCGCCTGCGTGATCTGCTGCCCAACGCTGGCGCCTGCTGCCTTGAGGATCTCAGCTGATTCGAGCGCACCCTTCTTCATCAGGTCGCCAACTGCCTGCCCCGCTTGCCGGAGGATCCCGCCGGTCTGCCGGCTGTAGGCCAGCTGCATTTCACCCATCACCCGCTCTGATTCGCGCTTGAAATCAGTCAGCCGGCGCTCCAGTTCGATCCTGCGCGTGGTGGCGTTGAACTCGATCTCGGCCCGCTTCCTCGCGGCCTCTTCTTTGTCCACCTCAACAGCCCGCGCCGCCTCCAGAGCGGTCGTATCGCCGCCACTGATGCGAGCGCTGAGAATCTGGCTGTCGATCTGCCCCAGCCTCTCTTTGCTGGCGTTGGATGCCTGCAACTGGGCCAGCTTGAACTCCTCACCCCGCCGTTCATCGGCGAGCGTGCGCTCCATGTCGGCGATCTTCTCCAGCTGCTGCCGCCTGAAATCAGCGACCTGTTCTTCGTAGCCCAGCCGCGCCTCGGCCAGGCTCCGCTCGGTGTCCAGGTTGAGTTTCTTGACCTTCTCCGCGGTCTCTTCGGCCACCTTCCTGGCCGCAGCTTCTGCATCCTGCTTGGCCTTCATCGCAGCGCTGGCCGCTAGCTGCAACCGTTCCCTCTCGTTCGCTGCATCCGCCGCCGCCGGATCCTTCTTCTTTGATCGACCCGCCGCGGCCAATAGGGTCGTTGGGCCGCCAATCCAGGCGTTGTTTTCAAAGAACTGGTTCGTCGCCTTCAGCAGCCAGGCGATCTCATTCACCAGTGCGCCAACAGGACCATCCTTCAGGCCCTGCATCGCGTCACCGATGGCATCAGTCACGACGATCACGCCATCGAGCACCTCGGTGATGCCCTCGATCGCGCTGATGATCGCGGGCGCTGCCGCCGTGCCGATCTTCTGCTGCAGCTTCTCCCAGCTGCCCTGCATCTGCTGCAGGGTCCGATCGAGATCAGTGCCGCCCTTCTCGGCGCCCTTGTAAAAGCTCGCCCCCTCCTTCGTCAGATCCTGCAGTGCGCGGACGACGATCGGGTAGGTGATCTTCCCCTCCTCGGCCATTTTCATGACTTCGGCGGTGGTCTTGCCCGTCGTTTTCGCCAGGGCATCAAAGATCGGGATGCCCGCCATCCCGAACTGCTTCAGGTCAACGGTGTAAGCCTTGCCCAGGCTGCTGATCTGGGCGAAGTTGACCGCGAACCGCTGCAGCTTCTCGTTGTCGCCCAGAGCGAGATCGCCCAGCATCTTCGTGGCGGCGCCAGCGTTCTTCGCTTCAATGCCATATGCGGCCATCGTTTTCGTGGCCTCCAGCAGGCCAGGCAGCCCCAGGCTGGTGTTATCGGCCGTCCGCTGGAGGCTGGCGATGATCTGGTTCGTAACTGCTATGTCTTTCGTGAACAGCGTCAGCTGTTGCCGGTTGCGGTCGATCTCGTTGGTGAACTTCACCGCCACGCCGGTCACCGCAGCCACGGCCACTGCTGCACCCACCGCTGCAGTTGCCACCGCGCCCAGTGCCATGGCGCTCGCGCCGCTGGCTGACGCCATGCCGGTAGCGCCAGCCTCCATCCCCTTCATCTGCTGCTGAAGGTCGCCGATCTCCCGCTTCAGCGCCTCGCCGCCGATCCCGCCCTTGGCACCGAGCTGGATCTGCTTCCGATTGATCAGCGCCTGAATAGCGGCAATCTCAGCACCCATCGCTCGGTATTGCTGAGTCGTCGCCTGCGCCTGGGCCTGCGCATCACGCAGCCCGCGGTTCAAGGTGATGATCCCGTTTGCTGCCGCGCCAAGGCGGCCAGGGAGCACCCCGACCGCTGAATTGAGCACGTCGATCTTCGTGCCCTCGACCGTGCGCTTTAGCTCCTCGGCCTGCTTGTTGAACTGCTGTAGCTGCTGAGCACCCTTCGCCCTGAACTCAATATCGACGGCAAAGGTTGTGCTCACTGCCTGTCACGCTTCCATCGCAGCAGTCTATCGGCGGCTCTTGGCCTTCTCCATCGCGGCCCGCTCACGATCGGCCCGCTCTGAATAGAAGGCGTGCCACAGAAGCAGCTCCTGTGGCGTCACCGATTCGCGTAGCTCAGAGAGCGTCTTCCCCAGCTTCTCCGCTACCACCATTTGCAGCATCAGCTCTCCGTCCGCGGCGAGTTCCTTCTGCAGGGCTTTTGAGATCGGTGGCGTCCTCAACGCCAGCCGCTTCGCTGTCGGCCTCGACGAACACCTTCACCTGGAGCTGTTCAAGCAGCTCGGCGGGTAGTTCGTTCTTCAGCTCAGCAACCTGGCCCAGGGCGAACATGGCGCGGCCGTTCTCATCGCGGCACTTCTGGATCATCAGCGTCAAGGCCACCTCATCGGGCTTGCGTGCATCCTTCTGGGCCTTCTCTCTTTCGGCCAGGGTCAGAGGTGTCGTGTAGAACTCGAACACCTCACCATTGGGCAGGTCGATGGTGCGGCGGCGTGGAGACATGTCCACAGCAGCCTTCAACCTGGCGAGAGCGTTTTTCATCTTGATACCCCTGGGCATCAATAGCTTAATGGCACAGAAAAGCCGCAACCCAGGGGAGGGATGCGGCTAATCCGGTCGAGTGACTTGCTCGACCTATAGAGAGTAGCCGTACTAAATGACAGGCTCCTCAGCAGGGGCAGCAGGCTCCTCGACCGCAGGCTCAGTAGCGGCAGGCTCTTCTGCCACAGGCTCAGCCGCAGGGGTCTCCACCACGGGCTCGGTAGCGGCAGGCTCCTCAACAGGGGCCTCGGCCACAGGCTCCTCGGTTACCACTGCAGGCTCCTCAACAGCAGCAGGCTCCTCGGTAGGCGCCTCAGCGGCAGGCTCGGTGATCACCTCAGCGGCAGGCTCTTCGGTCACCACGGCGGGCCCCTCAATGGGGACCTCAGCCACGGGTTCGGCCACAGGCTCCTCAACAGCGGCGGGCGCCTCAGCGGGAACCTCGGCAGCCGGCTGCTCGACCACAGGCTCTGAGACCACCTCAGTGGGCGCCTCTGCCACGGGCTCCTGTACGGCGGCAGGTTCAGCTACCGGCTCCTCGGCTGCAACCGGCTCTGCAACCACCTCAGCTGTAGGCTCCCCTGCCACAGTTGGCTCGGGCATCGGGCAGGCGGGTTCCTCAGCCACCACCTCGGCGGGAGGCTCGGTGACGATCGGCTCCTCGGGCAGGGTCTGATCAGTGCCCTGGGGAACCTCGGGGGTGACCGTTTCAGGCTCGGGGGTCACCTCTGGCATCACGCCTTCGGGCTCGACGCTCGGAACGGTCGGGGTCACCGGTTCACCCGCCGGGTCGAGCACCCGGATATTGCTGGTCTTGAAGCCTTCGGTTGGGTCGATCAGCTCCACATCGCCGCCCAGGGGCATCTCGCTGCAGGTGTCCCGGAAGTTCAGGAAGTCCCGGAACCGCTTCGATGTGCTCGTTGCCTCGGCCTTCAGCCGTTCCCAGATCACATGCAGTTCGTGGTCCCTGGCAGCGTCCGTCATCTCAAAGTCAATAGCACCAGCCCATTCTGCCTGCGCAGCCATGAAAAAGCCCCGCACATGGCGGGGCGGGGCGGCTTGTGGCCTTCAGGTCACAGCTCGATGCCAAGAAGCGCGCTGGGTTGGCCGCTGATGCTGTAGCTCAGCTCAGCGGTGGTGGCGTCGTCCGGTGTCACCGACAGCGACATGGAGGTGATGCTGATCGGAGCCTGCACAAAGATCGACTTGGAATCGTCGGGTGCAGTGCCGGCCGCATTCGCCACATGGTTCACATACAGCTTCACCTCGGCGCCGGACTGACTGCGCAGCATGACGTTGGCCAGCAGGCGATTAGCCAGGCTGGTCTGATCGTCAGTGAACATCACCGTCATTGAACCAGTGCCAGAGGCGAATCCGGCCTGGACGCGACGGAACTGGGCGTACTTATTGCTCCCGCCGCCGAGGCCGCAGGGGAGGGTGGTGACATCCAATTCTTCACGAGTCAGTTCCAAGCTGAACTGCTTCACTTGACAGACAGTGCCGAACTCGGCGAAGTCGATCTTGATGTGTGACTTTGCCCCCACGGTGTCAGCGGTGCCGGTCCCGCCATCGCCGTTCAAGGTGATGGGGGCGTAGGTGGCGTCGCCTTCAGCGGCCACAGTGATGCTTGTGGACGTGGTGGCAACAATCACGTAGGTAGCACCAGCGCTAAGCGCAGTGTCCAGCTTGCCGGCTCCTTCTTCAGTGAACACGACAGGATCGCCGACTTGATAGTCGTGATCACTGGGCACACCGATTTCGGTCCCAGCCTGGAAATCACTCCAGTCAGAGAGGCAGAATTGCGTCCCGGCAGGCTGGAAGTAAATAGCGCCTTCTTGTCCAGTTAGCGAACTAGAGCTGCATGAAATGGCCACGGGTCTGAGTAGACAAACGACAGATGGGGGCGCTGCCGTCAGGTCGGGGGCAACCAGACGCCTACGGGCACGGCCCTAGGCGTACTAAGTCTACGCAGCCGTAGCGGTAAAGGAACAACTCATCGCGTGGCAGTGGTGTGGCCGCTGGTCTGGCGCAATCGTCCTGGGTCCCTCGATGTTCTGCACCCGTGGCCGGTTCGCGGTCTGTGGCGCACGGTTCAGCCCAACCCACGCCCGCAATACCTCGGCGGCGATGTCTTCACCGGGCCGGCTGCCGCGTTGCTTCGGTGTGTAGATGTTGGCCATCAGCGAGCCCCTGATCAGCTCGACAGCGCAGCCGACCGTTTCGGTAGCGGTCTGCTCAAAGCTGAGCGACACCACGGCGTAGGCCGTTGCCGCATCCGGTGGTGTCTCCTGCACCCCATCGAAGAACACCAGATCAGCCGGGACTCCCGCCAGCCGCAGTGCGTCGTAGGTGACCCGCTCAAAAATCCCTCGGATCTGCTGGAAGCTGCTCATAGCCCGTAACGCTCCTGAATCACCCTGGTGGCCGCAGCCTGGATCTGAGGGATCCGCTTGTTGCGGAAGGTGGTGAACCATGTCCTGGGTTGGCTCACCACGTTGCCCTCGATCGCCACGCTCTGCGCATACGGCAATGCGTTCTGCAGTCGGTAGCGCTTCTCGCTGTCAACCTGCAGGTTCATGGCATCAGTCCGTGGCTCGTTGGCGCCCTCGGCCGCCACTTCACCAGTGCCTGGCCCCTCTGATGCGAACCAGCTGGAGCGGAAGCGGCCCGTGTCCACTGGTGACACGGCAGCACTGCCCAGCTCGGCCTGCACCGTGATCAGTGTCTCGGCCACTAGGGCATCCATCGCCTTCTTCAGGTGGCGCTCGAGATCCTTTGGGTTCGTGAATCTGGGCATCAGGTGCGCAACCTCAGTTTGTAGGCGTAATTGGTGGGGCCTGATCCGTAGTGCGGCTCCACCGCCACGATCCGCCAGGTGCGATCCAGATACAGCACCGTGTCGGCCGTGGTCGGCAACACCGGCAACGTGGTCGAGTCAAACCACATCTCTGCCGTCCACTCCTCTGCCGTGCCACCCCCTTCCACGCGGGCTGTCTTCAGCACCGCCGCGCCGCAGGGGTAGCGAACCTCCTCTGTCACCACCTCCCCCGTCTCGGGGTTGTAGGCCGTGCCGCCACGCATCACGAACACCACTTCGGTCTCGCGGAAGGCGTTCACCAGCTCGTTGGCCAGGGGCAGTGCCCAGCTGTCCTGCGGGGCGCTCATGACCGAACCCTCCCGATGATCCGGCTGCTGCCCGTTCCGGTCTTCGCAACCCAGCAATTCAGCATGTCCGCCAACCACGGCAACTTCTGCAGCAGCGTCGGCTGACCGGCGGTGGCGCTGCTCGTGGTGGTGCTGCCCTTGTCCCTCGGGTCGTAGAAGGTCTGCGACAGATCGCCCAGTGTCTGGCTCTGAATCGGCCCACGATCACTGGTCTGCGCCACGCCGACACCACCCGTCAGCAGTGCCGGGTTACTGCCCAGCTGCAGCGCCAGCTCTGCCTGCGCCTGGCGCACCTGCGCCGGCACCATGTCACACGTTGCATCCTCACAGCAACAGGTCGCCCCCTGTCTCGGCCAGGCCAGGTATCGCCCCGCCACGCAGCATGTGCCTACCCAGGGCAATGTGTTCAGCCACCTGGCCGCTTCTCGCAGCGCTGCCTCCTGGTTGGCCACTTCCGTCCAGTCGTCGGCCATCAGGCCACCAGAGAAATAGGCCGTGGCCTCCTCCAGCGAGATGTAGCTGTCAGCAGCTGGATCAGTGAGCGATGTATTGAGGGCCATGCTGCGCCTGAACCGTGGCCCAAGTCTACGGAGCCTTGCGCCTGCGGAGGGGTATACCCTATGATACAGGGATGGAACTCATCACCCTCCAGCAGGCCCGCAAGCAAGGGCTAAAGCGTTATTTCACCGGCAAGCCTTGCAAATACGGGCACCTGTCAGAGCGGCTGGCCTCCACGAAGAACTGCATTGAGTGCAATCAGATTCGCAAGCGAGACGCCTACAGGGCAGACCCTGCAGCCGCGAATGCAGCCAGCAAAGCTCGGCGCGATGCCAACCCCGAAAGAGAGAAAGCAAAGCGAGAGGCCAACAAAGAACGCAGAGCCAAAACACGGAAAGACTGGTACGAGGCCAATAAAAAAAGCGCCCGTGAATACTCGAAAGCGTATAGCCTGGCTAATCGCGACAAGATTTACGCTCGTGAAAAGGCCCGACGCGAAAGCGATCCCGCGTACCTCATCAGAAACAGGCTGAGGGCGCGGGTATTTCAAGCGATCAAAAAGTGCGGAACCGCCAAGACTGCATTTACCCAAGACCTTCTTGGCTGCACTTACGAGGATGCGCGGAGGCACATTGCATCGCAGTTCCTGCCAGGCATGAGCTGGAAGAACCACGGCAAATGGGAAATTGACCACATCAGGCCCTGCGCCAGTTTTGACCTGACCGACCCCGAACAGCAGCGCCAGTGCTTCCACTACACCAACCTCCAGCCGCTCTGGTGGCAAGAAAACCGCAGCAAAGGCGACAGCCTTGACTGGCAGCCCATCGCCGCATAAAAAAAGGGGGCCGTAGCCCCCCTGGTGTCCCTTTCCACCTACTCGATCAAGAGTAAGGCGACTTGCACTGAAGCTTCACCAACGGGATCAGCTTCCGATCCCATACCAGGCCGTACTTCGCAGCATCAGCCAGTTCGATGTTGCCGGGGTTGTCCTCAGGGGCGATCCAGCTGGAGCCCATTACATGATACCCATACGAGTAACGCATAGACACCACATCTTGGAAGGACAAAATGTTAAAATCTGAACGCGTTTCGAGTGCCTGCTGCACACCTTCCTGTACGACGCCAGGGCCAAACAGGTAGCTGGTATACACGGTCTGATCGCCGGTGCCGGTAACAGGCAGTAGCGAGTCCATGATGACACGAAGGCCAGCAAAGGTCGCGACTTTTGTATCTGTTACATTGACCCCACCGCCGGACCAGTTGATTGATCCGCCGGTGTTGAAGGTTGCGGTCGAGAAGACCAGCATGCCAAGGCTTTCTAAGTGAAAATATACATTGGGGTGCAATGCAATCACGCTCAGATCCTCACCACGCTCGCCCAGGACGGACTTGGCGCGGATCACGGCAGAGGCGCTGATGTACTCGGCGCCGCCGGTGCCAGCAGACACATCGACGGTGTTATCGGCCAGTGCAGTGCCGAACAGGCCAGTCAGCTGAGACAGCAGGGTGGCAGTGCGGTTGCGGTCGATCACGCTGGCCATGTAGCCCATGATCGCGGCCATGGGATCGGCGCCGCTGGCTTGCTTGCTGAGTTCATCAGCAGCGAAGCTGAGACCACGGTGGATCAAGGTGGCGATACCAGCGTTGGCCTGGATCTTGCGGGGGGTCAGATAACCCTTTCCGCTGTCACCCCAGGTCGCGTTTGATTCCATGCGCTCTTCAAATGGAGCGGGAGGAATAAACCCAGGCACAGTGGTGCGCACACCACCGCTGGAGGCGTCCAGGGCGGCGTTGCGGCTGATTACACCCGACTTCACGAACGCACAGCGCTCGTATACCTCTTGCATAAGGTATTGAGTGAAGTTGGGAACTGTAATCAGGTCGGAGGCAAAGGTGCCTCCGGAGTAATTTTGGTAGGTCGCTGCCATGTTGGCTCAGGTGAAAGAGGTTACCGTGTTCAACCCTTGATTGCCTCAGCCTTCAGGGCCGCAGCAAGTTCAGGGTTTTCCCTCTCCAGGCGCAGCGCTTCCGTCAGGTTGCGGGTCTGTGCTCTGTAGGGGTTCGTCATGCCAGGGGCGATGCTCGCGCTCGCCGCTGCACCCATGCCCCTCGCGCCACTGGCGGAGAAGTATTGCTCCCAACCGGAGTTTGGCTGCTTCAGAGAACTCAGGTATTGATCCAGTGGTATCGCAGCGCCCCCGCTCAATACCGCTGGCTTACCGTCGATCTCCTTCAGCTGCGTCTGGGTTTGCAGCAGGGTCAGAACGTGCTCGGGGTTCAATGCGTTGGCCTGCCCGATCTGCGCAAGCGCAGCGGTCTTCAGGCGTTCGGCATTGAACTGCTGATCTTTGTCTGCCAGGGCAGATTCCAGTTCAGCGATCCGAGCTTCCAGACCCTTGTTTCTGGCCTCCGATTCCTCCCACAGAGACTTCCACTCGCCTTGATCGGCGAGCTGCGTCTTCCGTGCCGTTGTCTGCTTCGACTCCAGATCACGCAAGGCTTTCTCGGTTGCGGCCAGACGCTCGTTGAGTTCCTGGTTCGACTTCCCTTTCTTGAGGTTGTCGGCCTGGACCAGCTCTAGCTTCGCCTTGATTGCCTCGACTTCGCTGTTGTCGATCGCAACAGGCTGCTCTGCCACGGGCAGAGCGGGATCCATCACGGAAGGATCGCCTGCGTTTGCTTCAGACATGCAATGAATAGAGGTAACGCAACCATGTTACGCACTATTCCTGCGCAGGAATAGCAGCACCAATCAGGCGGGAGCTGTTGACTCATCCACGGTGGCAGCAGGCTCCTTCGGGGGGATGGTGGGCCAGTTGGGAGTCGCAGCCAGGGTGGCGGCATACGGATCAGCCGCAAACCAGCTAGGGGTAACCACCTCAGGCACAGTTACCGCTTCCTCTACCGGCGCAGCAGTTTCGGGTGCGGTGGTGGCAGATGTCTTGGCCATTGCCGATGCTCAGGGATAGAACCAGCTTAAGAAGGGCCCAAGCCGAAGATCGCCAGCCTCCGCTGCAGATCACTCTGATCAGCCTGATGTATCCGCTCCGCTGTGCCACGGGCCACACGGCACAACGATCTGAATGTCTGCCTGAGATCACCCACGAGGTTCGGATCCCGCCCCGCATTCACATACGCCAGCACCGTGGCCAGATCACCATGAAAGGCCCGCTCAGCCTCCTCCCATTCCATGAACGGATAGGCCCTGCGCACCTGTTGCTGATACCAGGGCACGCGATTGGCCACTTTGATGCCGCCCATGCTGAAGGCACGCCAACCGGTTGGCTTCCGCTCTTCGTACAACCGGCGGGCTTCCGCCAGTGCCTGTTCGGCCGTGATCCCCATCAGCGCAGATTAGTTGCCTCGAACTGGCTTCGGTGCTGTTGACCCAGGCGGCAGCGGGTCGCCCAGCAGCTTCCTCACCGCGCCCTGTGGGTTGTTCTCATATTTCCCGCCAGGGGCCACCAGCTTGTTGAACGCCGGGGCCTGCTTCCCCAGCACCATCCGCCGGCTGTGCTCGTTGGTGTTCTTCAGCATGTCCCCCGCCGTGGTCTGCCCCGGCCCCAGATCCCTCCTCCTCACCCACTGCTGCTGGCCGTCGATCTTCATCGGCCGCTTGTAGGCGTTCTCCCCCGTATACCCGGCAGGTGGTGGGAGCTTCTTCCCCCGCTTGTCGTACTGAACCGGCGTGGCCTCGAGGAAGCTGCCGCTGGCCGGCCCGCCCTCCTCCTCGAGTAGCTCGCTGGTTGCGGTGATCGGCAGGATCTTGCACCGGCAGCTGAAGTGAGCGGGCCAGGCATGTGGCGGACTGCTCCTCTCTTTGAACTTCACCCCATCCAACGGGGCACACACCGGGCACAGCCTGGTGTCATTACTCGAATCCCACCACCAGCGAAACCCGCTCTTCGTCTCAGGCAGCAGTTCAGCATTCGCCTCATAGAACGCATCGTGTGCTGACTGGCTGGCCTCTGCCATCGAGGTGCGCACCAGCGCCTCGGTCATCGCCCATCCCTTCCGGCCAGGGCCGAGCGGCCCCACCTCCCGCATGATCTCTTCGTTCGTCTGCCCGAGCAGGAACCCTGCCCGCAGGTGACGCTCGACCTGGGCCGCCTGCGCCTGTTGCCACTTGGGGAGCAGATCCTCGAGCCCGTATTTACTGCCACCAGGGCTCAGCACCTTGAACCCCGTCTCTCTGGCCGCTGCAACGACCTGTTGCCTGGTGATGCTCGGGCTCATGAACCCATCGCTTACCGCGCTTGTCACGTTGAACCCTGGGTATTCGCCGCTCACCTTCACCGTCTCGCCCTTCACCGTCTCACCCGTGATGGCCACCGGCTTGTTGCCCTCAGGCTCGATCCCTCCGGCCGTCAAATACTGCTGGGCGTTCCTGATCCCCTCCTCGAATGCCTTCGCCTGTTCGCCAGGAAGGATCTGGTAGATCCGATCGGCGACAGGCTTGAACTGCGCCTCGATCGTGGCCAGCTGCGTCTGGAGCCAGAGCTGCCGTTCAACGCTCAGCCCTGGCATCGACTCCAGCAGGAAGGTGATCCGGCCGATCGCTTGCTTGTACGCCGGCAGGATCTGCTTCAGCGCATCGTCGCTCAATCCCTTGAGAACAAACTGATCCCTGGTTGCAACGAACAGCTGCTCTTCGGTCTGCATCAGCCCTTAGGCGGACCCGGCTTCGCGGCCGGGGGCTTCGGGGCATACGCAGCAGCAACCTGAGCCTGGCCCTCAACCATCGCCAGGTCGTGATCCATGCTCTTCTGTTGCTCCAGCTCGGCCGCAGCCATGATCTCCTCCGGCTCCATGTCGTCTGGCAAGATTTCGCCCCGCTTCAGTAGCTCCAGGGCCGTCTCCTGATCCAGCAGGCCAGAGGTGAACAGGGCATTGATCGCTGAGATCTCCTGCCCCTCCATCGCCGCTACATCGAAGTCGCGATCGAGACTCACCACGGGAGCCTGCACACCAGCGAACTCAGCCGCCCAGTCCAGCGACTGCTGCAGCGTCTGCTCCAGATCCTTACTGATCAACGCCAGCATGCTGTTGCTGTCCACACGGTCCAGCGACTTGCTCAGGCCGCTCTCTGCCGTGTTCTTCTGCTTCGTCAGTGTGGCAATGCCCAGGGTGCTGATCTCCTCGGCCAGGGCCTCCAGCTCGGCACGCTGTGCGTCGAATGCACTGCTGGCCGGCTCGACGTAGAACGCATCGCCCTCAGGTGGGAGCACCAGGGCGTTGTTCACGCTCAACCCGGCCGGGTCGCTCAGGTCGTCCCAACCCTTCAGCACCAGCATCGGCTGCGCCGCGATGTGCAGCGCATGGATCAAATCAGCATGCCGCTGGTAGTGCGTCAGGTTCAGGTGGGCGATGTCCAGCAGTGGCGGTTTGCTATGCAGCGTTCCCATCTTTCCGCCGTAAGTCACAGACAGCGGCACCTCGCTCAGGCTGGTCTGCCCTGACTCGATCAGCGTCCAGCCGGTGGTATCCAGGTCCTCCCACAGCTCGTACCCGCCGGGGGTCAACACCCTCACCTGTTCGACGTATTTCAGGCCATAGCGGCCATCGGCCTTGGCAATGTTCTCCCTGATCCGCACCTGTTGGATCTTGCCCATGTGCTCACGGGCATCGTGTCGCCAGCCGAGGATGTTCCACGGTGCCACCGCCACGAAGTACGGCTTCAGCTCGGCCATCGTCTGGTCCCGCAGCGTCACCACACCCTCGGCCTTCGGGAAATCCGTCAGCCAGCCCGAGTGTCCGTAGGCAATGCTCGTGGCCAGCTGGTTGCGCAGGAACTCCTCGAGATCCGTGCCCTGCCGGTCCACATTCCCGCGCCACTCCTCCCAGAACGTCTCATCGCCGCCCTCGAACACCACCGGCTTGCGGAGGATCAGGCCGATCGCGGTGCGGATCACCCTGGAGAAATATGGGCTGAACACACTGCGGGCCACCCGGCCCTTCCACGCATCCTCCTGTTCCCGTGGTTGGCGAGGCAGATACCTGATCGCGTTGTCCCGCAGGTATTGGGTGCCCTCCAGGCATGCGCGAATAGGTGCCCACCATTGACTCATCTGCCAATACAGCGGATCAACCGAACTGGGGTCATCAACGCTCTGCGTACTGATGCCACCCGATACGCCGAACTGCGTAGGGTTACCAGCCCAGCCCTGTGCCTGGTTGGCAGTCCAGATCTCATTCGCCATCAGACTTCACCAGTTTCGGGCGAGAGCGCTTCAGTTCAGGTTGAGCATCAGGCTGTTGAACCTCAACCTGCTCGGGTTCGGGTTCACCTGGATAGCTCCCGCCTTCACTGACCGGCCAGACAGCCATTGCCCTATTCCTGCGTAGCAACAGTCTACGAGTGGTGATCAGTACACCCTGGGCGGCATTGATACGAGGCCGCTGCGTCTGTTGTGCCCCCTGGTCTGCCAGGCCGTGATCCCAGCCAGTTGCCAGATCGCGTATCCGAGGGCATCCATCTGACCGGACAGGTCATCAGGGCCACCATCGCCCTTCTCCGGTTGTTGGGTGTCCTGGTCGTAGGGCTGTTGCTCCAGGCCCTTCAGCATGCCCTTACAGCTGGGGTGGACGAACAACCGCCGCTCACCCTTGGCATTCAGGATCAGGCTGTTCAGTGCCAGCACCCGATCGCGGATGAACGGGTTGCTGCCCTGCACCTGCATGCGGATGCCCGCCTGTTTCAGCAGGCCGAAATCTGAAATGCCGGCATTCTTCGTGCTGCGGCTCTGGCTGCTGGCGTCAGGGCAGACGATCAGCTGGCCGTGATCAACCCATGGCTGGTAGTGCTGCCTGATGCACTCGATCACAGCCGGCGTGTCCCTGGCGATGTGTTCGGCGATGACGTGAACACCATCGCTCTGTTGTACGCAGACGGCCAGCCAGCAGCGATCCACGTTCAGGTCCAACCCGAGGAACAGGGTGTCGCGTTCAGAGGGCTCGCTGATGGTGGAGGCGTTCAGGTCACGGCTGAACTCTGGATACACCCTGGACTGAGTGAGCAGTGTGAACTCACCATTCAGGTACGCCTCGAGGAGGTTGGGCGGGTAGTTCTCCCGCATGCCGTCGATGAAGTCAGCGGGGAGGTATGGGTTGTCTGTGCTCTTAGCCCTGTAGATGGCACGATCTGCCTTGTCACCCTCTTCAACGAACAGGGAATACATCAGGCCGAAACCCTCAGGCGTGGAGAACATGCCCAGCTGTCTGCGGTTGCCAGCACGAAGACGACCCAGGAACTTCTCTACTGCCCGCCTGGCGATCTCAGTTTTTGAAGTGTCGATCTCCTCAGCACCGATGAAGCTGGCGTTAATGCCGATGATGCGCTGCCAATTTTCCATGCTGCGGCAGAGAACCACGACCGGGCCCAGGGGGAGCATCACCTTGAACTCAGGTAATGGGCTGGCCCTGTACTCGAAGGGGATGCCCAGCTCAGTCCAGTAATCCTCAAGGCTGCGGATAACCACGTCGCGCACCAGTGGGCCTGTTGGTGCGAAGAGGATGCCCGTGGTGTTGGGGTTATCGAGGGCGAGGCATGTAGTCCAGGCACACATCGTTCGGGTTTTTCCAGCCCCGTAGCCCGCACAAAAAGCGATGATCCGGTGGGTGTCGTCCTGGCAGATGGGGCGCTGATAGGGGAGGAGGCCAGCCAGGACCCGCTGCCTGATCTCTTCAGCTTCGTCGATGCTGCCGGTGGTGGTCTGAATGAGTTGAACGGGTGGTTCGAGGAGGGAACCACCAGCGCAACGATCGAGGAGGGTCACTTGTCAGCGAGACCTGTGAGTTCAGCCTGAAGGCGGATGGCATTGAGAGCGACCTGCATCTGCCCCTTCTTCTCGGCCTGTTGACGAATGGAGCGAATACCACCGAGGAGTTCAGAGAGGAACGCGGGACGTGCCATCTCGCAGTCCTTTTCCAGCATTTCGTAGGCACGGGCAAGATAGATCTCGGCCATGCGCTCCTTGATTCCCCAGGAATCTGTAGCGAAGCGCAGTATTTCCGTGCGTGATTTCCCCTCGCACAGCATCCCGTAGACGGCCTGTGCGCGAAGGAGGGATTCGGCTGCAGTGCTTCGTTGCCCTGCCATGTAACAAATTGAAGTGCTGTCAGGTTAGTGGTGTGATGGTGATGAGAGCGCCTTGGGGCTCGTCACCAACGCAGTAGCGCTTGGAAGCGTTGACGGTGACGACTTGGCGATCGTCGTCGTAAACGACGCCTGTGAGGGAATCAAGGGTTGAGCGCTGGAGCTTGTCGATGTCTCCGGCGCGTGCGGAGGTGCAGTGCTGCGGGGCTGAGGGCTTGACGCCACGCTTGCCGATGTGGCCTGCGGGCCGCTTGAAACGGAAGACGACGGACAGGGACATGGGGAGCGTGGTGTCCCAATCAGGTGGGAGGCAGGCGAGGGCTGCGTGCTTGCAGTCGGTGCGCCAGGGGCGGACGGCCTTGGATGATTCAACGAGGATGCCGTTACCAAGTGATTTTTTCGATCCCTGCGGAGCAGGCAAGCCATAAACCACAAATGTGAGGCTATTCATGCCTCGGGCTTGGCAGGCTTGATGGTCCAGGAGCTGCTGACCTTCTTGGTGGCGATGCCGTCGAGGACTTCGAGTTCCTGGAGCTGCTTGACAGCCGGCGAATAGGCGTAGGTGGTGCGAGTGGTGAGGGTTGCGGAGCCGAAGGTGGTGGAGAGCTTGTCTGGGATGTTGCCGGCTTCTAGGTGCTGAGAGAGCTGGGCTTTGTAGTCGTCGATGAAGGATTGGGTGGTCTTGATGAAGGCTTGTGCCTCGGTGATGAGACGGATGAGATCTTCTGGTGGCGTGAGGGGGCTAGGGGCGGCGGTCATGGCGTGCGGGGTCGAGGGCTAAGCAGCGGGACAAGTGATGGACGCAGTTGGCGTGGACGAAGGGGTCGCTGAGGTAATCAACCCAGAGGTCAGTGGGCGGGTAGTAGGTGGTCTCGATGCCGTCGTCCTCTGAGAGGCCGCTGTGCGGGGCAGGAGCAGCGTCCTGAGCCTCTTCAGGTGTCATGGGCCTAGGGGCCTGTCCAGAGGGCCTGTGCAGAGCCCTGCGCAGGGCTATGGCCAACAGGTACAGGGCGATGAGGGTTGTTGCGGCCGTGCTCGATAGCAGCGAGAGCAAGCGCGAGGCCAAGGAGGAAGCCAAAGGTGTTGGCCTTGTGGGGTAGGCGAAGCATGGGGATGGGGCCATGGGAGGGCGGAGACGGGCCAACAGTGCCAGAGGGTCAACCCCTAGGCAAGGGTATGGCTTGAGGGCGTAGCAATCAGAAATCAGGCTGTAGCAGCTGGTAGGCGTCCCAGCAGTCAACCCAAGCCCCGAGGCACTCATCAGGCTCGTTGGCGATCAGGTTGACGGCACCGGGGCCAGCCACGAAGGTCACGCACTTGTCGATCGTGAGCTGCGGGTGGTGGTCGATAGCCATGGCCAGGTATGCCCCCAGCTGTTCCTTGGCCGGCTTGCGGCTCTTGGCTGCAGGAGCGCTGCCCACGGTCTTCAGGTCACCGAGCACCAGGGAGCCGCGTGCGGTGCGCAGCAGGAAGTCGAAGCTGCCGGCCAGGCTCTTGCGCTCATCGCACAGGCGGTATTCGACCGCGAGCACCTCAGCCCCATCCCACAACGGGTGGGCAAGCATCGGCGTGATCCAGTCGGCGTAGTCGCCAGGGTCGGGCTGCTCTTCGCCCAGCAGGTGCGCCTCTAGAGCGGCGTGAACAGCCAAGCCACGAGGCAGCCAGGTGTCCTTGGTGGCGTCGATGCGTTCACGGGTCTTGGCGGGCATGTCATGGCCCACCACGCCGGTCACGCTCCGGGCCAGCCAGTTGCCGTTCAGCCGATAACGGTGCAGGGGATCAGGGAAAAACTCAAGGCCAGGGATGGGGGGCAGCATCAGAACGCAAACTCCTCTGCCGGTGCTGGCAGCTCAGGGGTCAGGGGCAAGTCGAGAGGCTCGGCAGGGGTAGCGCCCTCGACTGGGGTGAAATCCCGAGGATCAGAAACCTGAACGACTGGCTCAGGGTCAGAGACGCGCAGCAAGTTGACGTACTCGGGCTGTGGGTATTTCGGGTGGTTGAGGCGGAAGGTCTTGGCGTTCTCCTGCCAACCCATTGACGGGGTATCGAGTTGCTCGACGGTGACGTAGCCGCTGGCGACCATGCGACGCAACAGGATGCGCACCTCGGCGAGGTCAAAGGCCTTTTTCACAGCACCCCCTGCAGCACGGGGTTGGTGGTGGGGCCGTCCTCGTCAACGAAACGGCCACCGCTGAACACGCGGGCGGCAGGGTGCTTGTGCTCGGCCTGCGCAGGGGTAGCGCCCTTGGGCGCCTTGAACTGCTCGTAGAGGCGAACAGAGATGCCTTTCCAGAGGCCATTGCTTGCAAGCCTCAGCTGCTCTTCAACGACCGCATCGCCGTAGAGCTTCTGAAGCTTCTCCAGCTCGGTCATCAAAAGCTTCCAGCCCTGCTCGCTCTTGCTCCCCCTCTTGACCCTCCAAAACTCCTCGATCAATTCCTGGTGCTTAAGGAGCGATGGGTGTATTGATTTAGGTTTTAAAGAAGTTTTAGAAGAAGAAGAAGAATTAGAAGCCCTGCGGGCGGCTGGTTCTGCCATTATTTGGGGCATCGGGTCGCTTGTCAAGGGCTGCCAGCCTGTGGCGATGGCGTGTTTGATGAGAAGCCGCGCCACACCTTGCTTTGTGAGGATCCCTTCGGTTTGTGAAGCGAGCGCCTCAAGGTGCAGGTTCTCCTCCTCGCTGATCCTGATGTTTAGCTGCTGTGAAGCCATGGGGTAGCTCGTTGCTAGCTCAGCGTAGCGGGGCCGCTAGCCCTGCGCAACCGTGTGGCCATGAAAAAAGGGGCCCTCAGGCCCCGGTGATGTCCGCCATCTCGCTCAGCGTTCGACCGATCTCTGCCAGTGCTGTCGCCATCGCTTCGGTCGCCTTTTCGGTGTTCCGGGTGCGGTATTGGCTCCACACATACCAAGACCAGAACGCCTTGGTAGCTGAGATCCGCATCCTCAGCCCGCCGAGATGTTTAAGGGTGTCGCTCATGGCCAAGCCAATAAGCGATGGCTTCGCGCAATAGCTGCGACATCGTGACATCTCTCGATTCAGCCTCTCGCTCCAAGGCGGACAAGGCTTCATCGCTGATCAGGGTCTGCACGAGGTTCTTCCGCTTCCGCTTAACAGGCATCGCGCAACTCCAGCTCACGGTTGATCAGCGCTTCGGCCACAGTCTTGAGCCACCCGAGGTCATTGCCAAAGTCGCGGAGGATGGTGGCGGCGGCCTTCTCGGGGGACCTAGGCAGGCAGAGCGATGGCTGTTCTATGCCAGCCTCTACCGCCAGCTTCCGCAGGGATTCGCCTGCCTGAATGCGCTCCTCCATGCCGTCGATCTGCAGGAGCTTCTCGACGCGGCGCAGGGCCAGCGTGCTGGGTGGGGGGTTGGTTGTATCTCCGTTTTGCTGAACGGCTTTACAACTAGCCTTGGCGACTGCCTGCTGTGTCACCCCCGCAGCATCCGCAACCTCCTGCTGCGTGAGCTTCTCGCCCTTCTCCACCTTCGCCTCCAGCTCCTGCCGCTTCTCCGGCTCCATCCGCTCGCCGTACAGGTCGAGCATCTCCTGGCCCACGGCCACGAAGTGATCGCGGCGCTTCTCGAACCGACTGACGACGCGGCAGGCGTCTTCATAGTTCAGCTCCGTCAGAAGCTCGGGGTAGTGCGTCTTGATCAGCTCGTAGCGGTGCTCCAGTTCGATGAACGCCGCAATCGGCTCCCCAAAGATCGTGGTCCACCACTCTTCAAACGATGAAGGCGGGCTGCCCTCCTTGGGCCTGAGGTCGCCCCAGGCGCCTGTCTCCTTAACGTCTCTTGCCAGTTCGTACACACTGGCCCAAGTTGAACCTACCGACAACGCCAGGGTCTTCGCCACCGATGTCAGGTAGTTAGCTGAGTCCTCAGGGTCCTGGAACTTCAGCGCCTCTGCCCTAAACACGCCCTCTGCACTGGCCGTGCTGAAAGCTGCGTTCTTACCGTGCGCTCGTCCTTGGATGGTGGGCTGGGAGTTGAAAAGCTCGTAGCTCATAGCCCCATGCCTCGCTTCAGGTCAGGCGCGTACTCGGCGAACATCTGAGCGGTGACATGGCGCACCAGCGCAGGAACCATGTCAGGGAAGTCAAAACGTGCCAGCTCGTGCTCGGTCGGCAGCACCCTGTTGGCAACGCTTAGGCGGCGCCCGAAACACATGTCCAGAACCTCGCTCATCTTGTTTTGGACAACCGCATAAACACGGCCTGTTTCCATCCCACCCAGCCTTCCGTAGCCATCTCGGAACATGGATCGGCAAGCATTTTTGTCGTATCCACCAGGCCGCAGGTTGTTGACTACACCATCAACCAAGGTGCGACGCTTAACAGCCCACTCTCGCTCTCGCTCTGCTTCTGATGTGATGTCGATCTCGTGGTCGCAGTTCCTATCCCGAGCATCTTGAATGGCTTCACGCGCCATCGTCTCAATCGCGCCATCGTCCTGCACTTGACCGCTTACCACCTTGTCGAAGGTGCCAATCAGGCTTGTCTGCCCTGGGCATTCAACGCGCAGCAGCGCAAGCAGCTCTTTGCCCTTTTCCAAGACCTCAGCTTTTTCGTAAATGCCAATCCTGGGCGGGGTGAGCAACCTTGCAGGAGCTGGCTCCGCCCGACCCTCCCGCTGCAAGACGCGAGTTGCGCCACTCTCCTCAATGCGCTCTTTCAGCTTTTCGGCTGATTCCCTGACTCCCTCGACCATGCGTTCTTTGATGTCAACAGGGTCAGCGCCAGCAGTGATTTCAGCGATGCGCCTTGATGCCACTTGCTCTACCGCAACGATTGCGCGGCTTGTCAGGTCCTCGCGGACAACAGTGGCCTCGGGATCTTGATCCGTAGGCTCGGGCCATTCAATGCCGTCATCCTCCATGTCCCGCCCAAGGATTTCGGCCACCTTCACCTTGTCGTGATGGGTTAGTCCTTTGATCTCATCAGCGACTGTATCCTCTGGCGAGTCGCTTTCCATTAACGACGCAAGTGTCGGCATCTGCCCGATGAACTCATCGGGGTCCATCATGTATTTGTAAGAGTTGAAAACCGCAAGCATGTTGGAAGGAATCGCAAAAGCCTCATGGATGAACACCTTGGGCTGATCCAACTCAATGGGAGGCACCACATAAATGCCATTGCCGTCATGCCGCACAACGGCGCGGTCACAGCGGCCGCGAGCTTGCACGCCAAGTGCAACAGACGAGCAGTTCTGTGCGATGCCTTCACGCACCGCATACCTGTTTGAAATGCACTCCCTGCACAGATCAACGACAATCAACAGCCGAATCGGTGACGCGGCCCAGTTCGGCTGCCCTGATGTGTCCTTAACGTGAAGGGCCCGGAACTCCTCAATGCTGCAGCCGTTTGGGTAGCGCTCAGCCGCTATCCGCCAGGGATGCTTCTCGTCGCCAATATTGCCATAGGTCTGATAGGCGCCTGTTGACACGCAGGCGTGGTAGCCCAGCTCAACTGGGTACTCAGCGCGGTTCCTATGCAGCCAGTCGTTAATGCTTGCCTCAACTCGTCGCGCAGTCTCAGCTGTTTCCACCCGAAGGACGCCGTGCGCTGGATACCAAAGCGCTGGGCTACATGCAGCGGCGTCTCTGAAATCCGAAAGCTCGCGCAGTGTCACGCTCAGGCTTTCAATCTGATCGCACTGGCGCATGTCCCGCAACATGCTAATGCCGACCTCCCTAGGGCAAACCAGGTCCTTGCCAGCGTCGGGATCGTTTTTGTAGAAGTCTTTTGTCTCCTGCTTGTTTAGAACGGTTTCCTGTCCTGCCTGAGAGTTCTTCCGTTCACGACCGCCAACAAGATGCACGAGGCGATGAGAGTTTTTTTGGTTAAGCAGAATCATGGTGATAATTAGTAGCCAGGGACGAATGAAAGGCCTAAGCGGTCGGGATCAAGGAATGCAGCTTTGGTGGAGTATTCGGCGTCTGCTTCAGCTTTTGTCCACTTATCCACGCAAACCATCCGACCCAGTGGGTTGCCATTCGCATCCACTGGTGTGGCTGTCATTGCAAAGAACCATGAATTGCGAGCTAGCTGAGCAAACTCACTCAGTCGCTTTGTGGCGAAGTGGGCTTCGTCTGAGACGATCAAATCAAAGTTGTTGAAGGCTGCGGAGAGTGCTTCTGGGCTCATTGTGTTCAGTGTGGCTACGCACGCCACTACCACATCCGCCTTGAGGATCTCTTTGTTCCTGAAGTGCTCGTCGGACGACGCTTTGGACACCTTTGGCTTGGGTACGCCCAGGTACTTGTGAACGTCGTCAGCAATGCCGCGCACAAGCTGAGTGCGGTACTGGTCTTTGGGGGTCAGCACCAGAATCTTTCGGACGCGCTTGTAGTGCTCACCCAGCTCACGCAGACGAATCCTGTTCAACCCATAGGCAAGTGCGTGTATGCCTAGGGTCTTGCCCGTCCCCGTGTGCCAGACAACGGTATAGATCGCGCCAGAAGTCGAGAAGAACGGTCCCGAAAACCATTCGCTGTAATACGGATCGTCGGGCTTGCCCATGGCGAGCCTGCGCTGCGGAACGCGAAGTTGCTTGAGCTGCGCAGACGAAAGCTGGCGATCCCAAAAGCAACTGCCGTGCTTCAGGCTCGGATCAGGACGGTTGTACTTCTTGCTGTTGCAGGGCCTGCAAAGGATTTGCCAGTTGCTGGGGTCGTTGATCAGCTTTAGGTCAAGGCTCTGAGGAACGAGGTGATCAACCGTGAGGTTCATCTCAGTGCCGCAATGAGCACAGGCCGGAGAAGAGAGCCCTGCGAGCCAGGCGTTGAAGACCTTCCTCCTGGTACACCACGTCGGGAAGCTGACCTGATGGGGAATCAACTCATGCACAAGGGTCATAGAAGTGATGACCCTTGAACGGTAGCATGCCTACGCAGGGGTAGCGCCAGGCTGGGGGCATGAACTGGACACAGCTCCTCGACCCCGCCAACGGTGGCCCCGGCGAATCCCCCGGTTACCAGGAGGCGCTAGCCGCCATCCGCGCCAAGCCCTACGCCCGCGCAGTGCGCAAGGCCAAGGGGAAGACAGAGAAGAAGCCAGCGCAATTCCCTGCGCTGAAGCACGCGGCAACACCTGATTGACAGATCGTTACAATTAGGTTGACCCAAAGCAGGAGCGCCATGCTCTCCTCCACAGCGGCCAACATCAAACAAAAACGCCGCCAGCTGGTGACTGACGGCGTTCATGACCCTTTTGAGTTATTGGCTCAGGCTCTCGTCAGGAACGAGGAGCTGGCCGAGCAGGTGGCGATGCTGCAGCGCATCGTCAATCGGCGCTGATCAATTGCCGAGCATCGAGAACGCAGGCGCAACGCACCAGCCGTGCCTGCAAGGCCAGATGGTGACCTCTATCTGCTTGCCATCTGCTGGGTGGAACCAGTGGCCTGTGCCAACGCGGTTGCCAGTGCTGGTTTCCTTGAAGGGGCCGCAGCAGGGAGCAGAGGGGTCGGGGCGCCAGCCGTTGTTGATCAGCTGTTGGCGATAGGTGGCGTAAGGGATGTCCGTGCCAGGGATTTCAGACGCCAGCGCAGGGGCGGCGAAAGCGAGGAGGGCAGCGGCACAGGCGAGAAGTTTTTTCATGGCGGTGCTCAGTTGGTGATCAGGGCAGCGGTGACATAGCCATCGGCCAAGGTGCATTTGGCGTAGCTGTCGTTGTATCCGCCAAAGCCGTTGCGGGCTCGGAAGTGCATCAGGCCCCAGCCGTCTTGGCTTTCGTCCCCGGCGTACTGGATTTGCTGGAAGGAGTCGGGATCGCGCAGCAGAGACTTCACGGCCTGCTCGCAGGCGTAGCGGCTAACGCTGTTGTCGGGCGCGGCAGGGGCGTCTGGCAGGTTGCTTGTGAAGGAAGCGGCTGCCACGGTCATCACAAGACCGACAACAGCGGCCACTCCCACCAGGGGGAGGCGGCTGTTGCCCTGGGCCTTGAAGGCGCGTTCGCGCTGGGCGTTGGCGAGTTCGGTGTTGTCCATTGGTGTCGGGTGACCTGCGGGGTAGACCCCTCCGATACGCGAATCATGCCCCTACCCCTGCGCACGCGTCAAGGGATGCAACCCTCGCTTTATGAAAAGTCACGCAGGGGTCAGTGCCACGCTGGGGCAGTCACCACCCCCCGCCTGTGCCCGCCGATCAGCGCCAGCTCAACGTCCCCCTGCCCACCCCACTGGTTGAGGCGGTGAAGGCCAGGGCCGCAGAGGAGGGCGTCACCATGGGCGAACTGGTAGAGCGGCTGCTCACTGCAGCCATGGAAGGCTGGGAGCCGGCGCCGGGCATCGCGGACCAGCTGGCGGACCACGAGGCAAGGCTCAGGCAGCTCGAGGAGCGCCTGGGGCTATAGACGGGGCTTGCGTATAAGCCGCCTAGAAGGCTTAGATATATCCCGCGTCAAGGGTTGACCCCATGAATAGCGATTACTGGCGGCGCGGCAGTCAGCGCCTATCGGCCACCGTCCCTGCCTCAGTCCTGCAGCAGCTCGAAGCCAGGGCCATGCAGGAAGGGCGCAGCCTCAGCAATCTCGTGGCGATGCTTCTGGAGCGGTCGCTTGAGCGGCGCTAGGCCGTTGCCCACCTCCGCACGGTGGAGGGGCTGACGCCGTAGCGGTCGGCGATGTTGGCCCAGGTATTGCCCCGCTGGCGCAAGCGGCCAATGCGAGAAGCGCGGCTCTCAGTGGCCCAGAGCAGCAGGTGAATGGGCAGGAGCAGCAGCACTGCAGCCCATGCCAGAAGGCAGGTGGTGGTCATTGTCGGGAATGCTGTGGTGGTGACAGGCGGCGCCGTAGCTGCCATCTCCTGTTCACCGCTTCACTATACACCAGGGTCAACCCCTAGGCAGCCAGGCGAAGACTGCAGCAGTGACGCTGCACCTATGCAGCGCATGATGCCAATTCCGGGGTAGACCCCTAGGTTGGGCAGAGCATCACTCGTAGCCATGGCAGGAATCCCCGCCGAATATCAGGCATATCGCAACGACCTGGGCAAGGCCATCGCCCGCTGGATGAAATCAAACAGCTGGTCGCAGCAGACCTTCCACGACTGGGCCGTCGCCGCGGGCAGCGAAGGGCCTTGGAATAGCCAGGTATCCCTGTGGCAGCGCGGAAAGCTTGACCCCAAGTCTCATTTCTGGGTGGGAGTGGGCCGCTTCAATGCCGCTGTTGCCGCACAGGACTTCCCCTATGCCACCAGCCGGAGCCTGCGCGATCGCCTCACTAACGCCGAGCCGTTCCTCACCGCCGATGGCAGGCAGGCCAGCGCCGCAGACTTCTTCGCCATGTTTATTGGCGAGCAACCCATCAACGACTGCTACCTGACCCCCGAGCCCGAGCCCGTTCTCACCGACGCGGACGGCAAAGCACTCAGTGAGCTGTGCCGCGATGCTTTCCGTCGTACCGCCACCAGCCAGATGTTCAGCCCTAAGGAGGCGTGGGACAGCCTGGCCCCACACTGCAGCACCATGAGCAGCGAAGAGATTGCCCGCTTCCGTGAGGTGCTGGCCGGCTGGTCGGACTGGAGCGGCGAGGAGGCTACTGCGCTGTCGGCACCGGGTCAGCGGAGCAAGCCTGCGCGGGCGCTGGATAACTGGGGTGGCGGTCTTGCAATTTCTGCATAGCTTCTGGCTCCTACGCAGGGGTTGACCCTTCTGCAAAACAGGCATAGGGTGCCGGGGCACACCTGCAGCGCCAATGCCGCAACGAGTCACTCGTGCAGAATCCGCCGACCTCTTCTTCAAGGCGGCCACCTTCATCGAGGCCATCGACACAGCCATCGACGAAGCCGACGCCCTCATCACTTCCATTGCTGAAACCATCAGCTGGGAGTCGTTCACCCCAGATCAACGCGCATCCCTTGCCCAGTGGCATGGCGGCGTGCGCGAAGCCCGCCAAGCCCTACGCAAATGACTGAATCACAGATTGCAGGCGCCCTGGCCAAGTTCCACAAGGCAGTCGGCACCATCCACAAGAACAGCAAGGCCCAGTACGGCAACTTTGCCTCCCTGGCCGATGTGCTCAGCGCAATCTCCGGCCCCCTGTCTGAATCCGGTCTTGCCGTGACCCAGACCTTTATCCCTACGGAGGGCTGCACGCTGCTCCGCACCACCATTCGCCACACCGGCGGCGAACTGGTTGAGAGCGATGTGCCGCTGATCGAGGTAAAGGGGCGCAACGCCCTTCACGACTGGGGTGGTGCCGTCACCTATCAGCGCCGCTTTGCCCTGTTGGCAGCCCTCAACCTTGCCCCTGGCATGGAAGAGGACACCGACGGCGACAGTGCTGACGACAAGCCCGCACCAGCCCCCTCAAAGGCACCAGCGTCTAAAGCTGTGAAGGCAGCCCCTACCCCTACGCAGGATGCTGCTAAGCCACAGGGGTCTGCGCCCGCTACTCCTTCTGTGGTCCCACCGATCGACCCCGCTGAACGGAAGGAAATCCTCAACCTCGTGCAGGAAATGATGAAATCCAACCGCACGGCCTTCGATCGCTTCGTCGCCGAATACAAGGCCGCATTCAACGTCCCTGCCGACACGAAGATCAGCGACCACTTCCAGGAGCAACAGCACGCGGAGTTCGCCCAGCAGTTCTTCGCTTCCCTCCCTCCATCCTGATGAGCCCCTACCTCGAACTTGCCCTCGCAACCCTTGAGGATCTACGCGATGACCTTCACACCAGAGGAAACAAAGCCTTCTTCGACTCCCGCTTTGTCACAGCTGTTGATTTCGGCCAGCAGGAATCTACGGTGCGCAACTGCCTCGCCCTCCTGCGCACCCTCGCCGCAGCGCACCCGCTACCTGCTGAAGATCTCGAGCGGGTGGCTGGCTGATCACAGCCTCGTGTCGGATGCCAGCCAGGTTTCAACAGCCTCTCAGTCCGACGCCCTCTGCTTTGCTTCCATTGACGCAGCGCTGATCCGCGCACGGCAGCTGGCTGATCTCTTCCCTGAGATCACCGTTGATGCGGTCCCGGTTGGCTACCCCCTCGGCCATTCACTGATGCGCCGCCGTGGATGATCAGCAATTCCACCAGCACATGGCTGACCTCTACAACCAGCAGGCACGCACCACGCCAGCGCCACGCCCTGCTGGCGTCGACCCCCAGGAATGGAAGAACCGGCACCTAGTCAGCGCCAAGCTGCCCGCCGGTCTTTACTCCGATTTCATGGCCTTCTGCCGGCAACACAACTTCAGTGTCAACACCGGCATCAAGGCAATCCTGTCCCACCACTTCACCAAAGCAAATGGCTGACTTCGCCCCCGACGCCTTCACCCTGTTCACCACCTTCAACAAGTCCAAGCTGGAAGGCAAGACCGACGAATACTGGGCCAAGAGCGAGTGGCCCATTGATCAGATCAACGCCCTCCACGCCTGGGCCAACAGCCAGACCTCTACCACCACCAACCAGAAGGGCGAGGTCTGCGTCACCGTGAATCAGAAGCTGCTGCCCCGCACCAGCAAGGCCGGTAATGACTACCTGCTCGGCATCACCTCTGATGCCAAGCCCGCCAACAACAGCGACATGCCCTTCTGATGTCTGCCACCCGCGACAGCATCGGCTGGTTCCTTGACCACGCCGGTCGTATCCCTCTCCTCACCAACGAGGAAGAGATCATCTTGGGCCGCAAGGTCCAAGATCTGCAGGCCCTCCTCGCTGAAAAGCCAGAAGGGCCCTACTCCAAAGAGGAAACCATCACCCTCCGCCGTGGCAAGCGTGCCAAGGAGCGCATGGTGAACGCCAACCTCCGCCTGGTGGTGAGCGTTGCCAAGCGCTACCTACACGCTGCCCAGCACCTTGAACTGGCTGATCTGGTACAGGAGGGCATGTTCGGCCTGATCCGTGGCGTCGAGAAGTTCGACCCTGAGCGTGGCTACAAGGCGTCCACCTACCTCTACTGGTGGATTCGCCAGGGCATCAGCCGCGCCCTCAGCCAGCAGGATCGGAACATCCGCCTGCCCATCAACGCGATTGAGTGCCTCAACAAGGTGCGGAACCTCATCCCCGCGTTCTGTGCCGAACACGGCAGGCCCCCCACTCCACAGGAGTGCGCTGATCATTGCGAGGTCCAGCTGCACATCATGCAGCACTACCTCAAGCACGCTCAGCGGCCTAGCAGCCTCAACGGCACAATCAAGACCAGTAACAACTCCTCAGTGCAGCCTGAGCTGATGGAAATGATTCGCGCTCTTGGCCCTGAGCCGATGGAGGTGCTTGAGGTTGACGATGGGATCACCAACCTGGACGGATGGCTCGAGCACCTCTCTGATCGTGAGCGCGAAATCCTTTCTCATCGCTATGGGCTAGATGGAAAGGGTGGAATGTCACAGACCAGCACAGGCAAGATCCTTGGCGTTTCCCGCCAAGCGGTGCAGCAGGCGGAAGCCAAGGCGTTGAATCGCCTTCGCCTCCACGCTGGCCTTTCTGGCCGCCTAGCCCCTACCGCTGCGTAGGCATGACGGCACGCGAAGCGCTACGACGGATCGCGGCTCGCGCCCTGGCGCAAGACGACTTTGACCGTGCTGGGATCCCCGACATAGAGGATCTCGTCAACGAACTCGAGCAAGAGTGCCCGCAGCTCTTCTTCGTCCGCCAGGTCAAGGACACCAGGCCGAGCCAACACGGCCGCCAAGCCCTCCCAGTTCGGCGCTGACGGCAAGGGGGTCTGCAGCTGCTGTTGCAGATCCCTGATTGCCCCCTCCAGCCCTGATCGCCCTCGCGCCTGCTTCTCCAGCAGGTCGGCCAGGTCATCCTGCATTTCAAGTTGCTGCTGCGTCACCACTGGCTGGGGTGGCGTGGCGGCAATTTTTGCCATTTCGGCATGGCAGTGCATCAGCGCGGCAATCGCCTGATCTCTGATTTTCCACTCCGCCAGGCCGCGTCCATACCACTGGCAGTGGAGGTTGGTGCATTTCAACCGTGGCTTCCCCGCGGCCATCGTGTAGTGGAGCCAGCGCTGGCACGATTGACAGCGCACCAAGCCAGACAGCAACCGCTTGCGGCGTGGGGCTCTTGTTCCTTTTTCGCGCCTGCGTTCGATCACGGCCATCGCGTCGGCATACTCCTGTGCGGTGATCAGCGCCTCCACCTGCATCGCTTGGCCGGCAACGATGCCCCGCAGGATCGGATTACTGGCCCACCTGCGGATGCCACGGGTAGACCAGTCGTAATCGTTCAGCCGCACCGTTTTGGATAGGTTGAACTCGCTGGCCTGGAGCCGCCGCCACAGCAGCTGGGCCTCGGCGAACTCAACAGGATGTGGCACCACATACTGCCCGTCGTAGGCATAGCCGAAAGGGACGCGGCCACAGGCGTAGTAGCCCGCCGCCTTGCGGCGCTGCAGGCCGTTCTTGATGTTGATGGCCTTGATCTGGCTATCAACCTCGTTGATCGTGGCCATCACGCCGGTCATCAACCGGGCAGCTGGATCGGCAATGTCGCCAGGGGTGCCGTCGAGGAACTGGACCTCAACCCGCTTGCGGCTGCAGATCCTCAGAAAGCCGGTGACATCTTCACGGCGAGACAGGCGCGACTGGCTGACGGCAATGACCTTGGTGACACGACCCGCGGCCACCAGGGCCTGCAACTCATCCCAGCCTGGGCGGCGACTGCCTTCGCGAAATGCGGAACCACGCTCCTGGATGACCCGCTGGCAGCCCGCTGCGGCCAGCTGCTCGACCTGAGCTTCGATGGAAATGGCCTGCTCGTCGGATCGAGTGGAAACGCGGGCGTAGCCAACGATCACGGGCGGCAGGGCGGTTTGCGCTTATAGTACTTAGGGGCACTTCTGATTGGAGAAGGCCCTTAAAGCACTAGCCATGAGAATGACACTTCAGCTGGGCGATGGGCTCGCACCAAGGATGCTGGTCCCCTGCCCCCGTTGCGCCAAGCGGCACAGGGTTCTTCAGCGTGCTGAAGGCACACTGCTCGATCAGATCCGCTGCTCTCAGGCCAAGGAGCTGATCGTGGTGGGCATCGAGGGTCGGTTCCTTCCTCAGAAGAACTGACATGGCCGATCCAATCAATCCCGACCACTATCGCCAGGGTTCGGTCGAGTGCATCGAAGCCATCCGCGCTGCCCTTGGCGCTGACGGCTTCCGCGCCTACTGCAAAGGCCAAGTGCTGAAGTATCTATGGCGGGCCGATTTCAAACACGACGATCCCAAGACCGACCTGGGTAAGGCGAACTGGTACATGCAACGGCTGCTGCAGGAGGCCGAGCGTTGAAGAGGGAGACGTTCGAGACCAGGGGGCTGCGCATCGAAACCTCCCTCGACTGGTCGGGCAGGTTCTACATCGCTTGGCGTCCCAACGTCAGCATGTTTTTCCGTGATCGCAAGGCCCTCATCAAGTGGGCCGGGTATCCGGTGAAGACCCCGACACGGGACAGCCTGATGTCTTGGCTTGACTCTCTTGATGCCGCTGACAGCGCTGTTAAAGGGGAGTCGCTCAACATTGAACAGGACGATGCGCTGTTAAAGGCCACAGGCTTCGGGCCTGAATGTCACCTGGACGAATCGGATCCAAATCATTCGACCAGGACCGTGATCTAAACACCTGCGGCGGGCTCTCCTGCCCCTGCGTAGGCTTAGGAAAGACTCTTGATTCATGAAAACCAGCCAGGCGGGGATCGACCTGATCAAAGAGTTCGAGGGCTGCGAACTCACCGCATACGTTTGCCCCGCCGGTGTTCTCACCATCGGCTACGGCTCTACTGGTTCCCACGTCACCCCCGGCAAGACGATCACAGAAGCCGAGGCCGAGGCCCTGCTGCTCAAAGACCTCACCCGCTTTGAGAAGGCCGTCAACGAACT